AAAGGCGTTCTCTCTTTTATTAAATGGGTGGTTGGTGCTTGTGCTTCTCTTGGTGCAGGATTTGTATTTTTAAGGGATCATTTACGATGAGCACTAGTGGAGTTTCAACTTATAATATTACTAGAGACGGCCTAATCGCTGGTGCTCTACGTCTGATAGGTGCTGTAGCACAAGGGGAGACTCCTACTGCTACACAAGTAACAGAGGCTGCTGAAGCCCTTAACCTAATGGTTAAAGCTTGGGAAGCTGACGGTATGCCATTGTGGGGTATAGAAGAATATGATATGACTTTGACTGCTACTGGTGTTTATAGTATCGGTTCAGGTCAAACTATTGATATCCCTAAACCTCTACGTATTACACAGGCTTGGAATACTACTGGTAATATTGATACACCGATGCGTATTTTGACTAGGCAGGAATATAATACACTAGGTAATAAACAATCAGTTGGTGTTCCGATTCAGTGCTATTATGATCCACAGTTAAACTACGGGGACTTACATTTATTTCCCATCCCTGATGCTACAGTAGCTAACAACTATACTGTATCATTTATATACCAAAGACCATTTGAGGATTTTGTAGCTTCAACAGATAACCCCGACTTCCCACAGGAATGGCTGGAGGCACTTAAGTATGGTCTAGCCGTTCGCCTTGCCCCTGAGTATGGTCTGCCCATCGAACAACGTCAAGCCCTCCGTGCAGAAGCTAAGGAGATCAAGGATGTTGCTTTGGGTATGGGAACTGAGGAAGGCAGTTTGTACTTCCAGAGAGATTTCCGAGCATGGTGAATGAACAAGGTTTTGATCCCTCACAACTGGACCAAGTTAATGATGTAGTACAACGGGCCGGATTTAGCGATAGGCGTAGGCGTAACCTAGCCATTCGCTCTGGTATGGAGAATCCCGGTGCCTTCCAAGAACAGAACTCTGGAATTATACAAGAAGCACAACAACCCTCTGAGTTTATGGGTGCTGGTCGTAAGCTAGCAGCCAATCAGAATGTGGATGCTGGTATTGCTTCTATCTTCAATGGCCCCCTTGCTAAACATGGTACAGAGTGGTACACCTATGGTGACACTGACTACTCTGGTGCTCAATTTGGTACAAAGGGATATACCACAAAAGACCTAGGACTGGGTAAGTATGATATCCTAGATAAAAGTAATAACTCCTTAGGTACTGGTTATGGTTCTGTATCTGATGCTATCTCTGCTTATGCTAATAATAATAGGCAAAATAGTATTAACGCTCTTGATCCTGAATGGAAGCCCTACTATAATGATTTCACCGGGGAATCTGAGTTTGATCCAAGGACTGCCCCTTTTATTAGTCCGCAGTATGGCAGTGCTCTGAGTGAGTGGGAAGCTTTAGGGCAATTAATAAATGGTTCACAAAATACCCTTGGTGGGTATTTTCCAAACACACTTAATACACCGGGGCATGAATCTGGCTATGGGGCACCCTACGCAGATATTCTTTCTGGACATGCTCATAATAAACAAGGGGATTTAATCTCAGGATTAAACACTCTATATGGTTCCACCCCTCTGCTTATGAATGACAAGCTACTAGGATACAAGATGGACCTAGGGCCGGGATCGGATGCTTCTCCATTCTCTGATTCTCATCTTATTAATAGTAAGCGTGAGAATATGAATAGCCAGCTTTGGCGACAACTTAAGGGTGAGGACGATTGGGCTAAGTTAGTAAGACCTTTGGGCACAGGTCAGGATGTGTTTGTGCCTAAGGAGAATGCCGAGAAACTTCCCGGCTGGACTAATGAGGATTCGTGGGATTACAAGAAAGCACCAGTTACTGGTAGCCTTACAGGTTTCATGAATAAAATTGGTCCTCTGCTTAAGATGACTCCATTGGCTCCCTTCTCTTACTTTTTTGATGCAACACAGGGTGCAGCTAATGGTAATATGGGTGGAAGTCTTGCATCCATCTTTGGTGGGATGCTCAATATGAGTGGTGCTGATATGGCTGGGATGGCTGGTGTCGATCAGATGCCTAGTGGTGGTTTCTCTGGTGCTGACTTAGCTGACTTCTCTAGCCCGTCTTCCTATCTCTCTAATACATTTGGGCAAGGGGCAGGTGCATTAACTTCAGCAGGGCTTGCTGCCCTATCCGCTGGTAAGGGTGTTAATCCACTGTATGCTGCGGCTGGTGCCGGTTTAGGTAATCTAGCTAGTGGCTCTCTACAAGGATTAATGAAAGACTCTGTTGGTGATGTTGCTTCTAAAATCTTTGGTGGTGGTGCTAGTAGGGGGATTCAATCACTCTTCAATCAGAACCAAGCTATCCATGGATCAGAGCAGGGTGCTCGTAGTGGCTCACTATCAGGCTTTATTAACAATAATTCACCCTCTGCTCAGAATACACAAGAACCTTCGCAAGAAGAGAAACAACAACTAGCCCTTGACTTACAGCGTAAGCTGATTCAACGACAACAACAGGGTATGTTTGGAGGTGCCTAATGGCAGCGTCTACAAAACAGAAACAACGAAGAGAGCAGAATGTTAGGCTACCATTAATTGGCTCACAAACTAATCGTAGTTCTAGCTCTGCCAAGGACCAACGATTTGTAAATATCTTTCCAGAAACTCGCAAGGTTGAGGCCATCGAGAGTACCCGGATTTTCCTTAATAAGAGGCCGGGTCTCACTACCTATAAAGACTTTGGTACTGGTGCTGGTAGAGGTTGTGCTTGGTTCAATAATAAGTTTTATGTAGTGGTTGGTAATCAACTTATAGAGGATGGCGTAACACCCACTGTAAAGGCTACCTTAACAGGTTCTACTGGCCCAGTGGGTATGGTGCTTGGTAACTCCTCTACCCTTGGGGACTATTTATTTGTGTGTGATGGTACGTCAGGGTGGGTAGTAGATAATACAGGTACTGCTACAATTATTGTCTCTGACTCAATACGATCTATAACTATTACTACTGCTGGTGTTGGTTATGCCGCTGCCCCACGTGTGTTTATAACAGGTGGTAGTGGTTCAGGTGCAACAGCTACAGCTACTATCTCTGGTGGTGCTATTAATGCTATCAGTGTTACAAATGCTGGTAGTGGGTATATAACTGAGCCTACTATATCTTTTTCAGTAGTTGTAACTGCTACCAATGCAACAGAACGCTTTAATGCTACTGCTCATGGCTTTGTTGATACTGATCGTGTATCTTTTACATCTACAGGGACATTACCAACAGGTATTACAGCAGGTACTCAGTATTATGTAGTTAATAAGACAGCTAATGACTTTCAGGTTAGCCTGACCTCTGGTGGTGCTGCTGTTACATTCACTACAGACGGTACTGCAACTATTTCTGCACATACTGGTGCGCCAACAACTGTAGCAACGGCAACAGCATCACTTAACGCTTTTCCGAGTCCACATGTACCCACACCCACGTTCATTGACGGATATATTATCCTACCACAAAGAAGCGATGTATATAACTGTGTGCTTGATGAACCACAGCATTGGGATTCTAGCAACTACCTTACTGCTGAGATGTTCCCCGATGCAGTGGTCGGATTGGGTAGACAGAACAACCAAGTCATAGTTTTTGGTGAAAATTCAACAGAATTTTTCTATGATGCTGCTAACGTAAACGGCTCACCATTAACACGCAATGACTCTACAACGATTCAAATGGGTTGCGCTGCACCCTACGCTGTCTACCAGAATGAAAAATCATTTATTTTCGTAGCACAATCCGAGTCTGGTGGTAGGGCAGTATGGCAAGTAGAGGGTTTTCAACCTAAACGAATTAGTGATGAATTCATTGACAGGATGATTGATGCTGAGGTAGATATGACGGATTGCCGTGGGTTTGGTTTCCGCACGATGGGTCACCTCTTCTTCCTGCTTAATCTACCTACCTCTAATCGTACCCTTGTCTATGACGTAGATGAAAAACTCTGGCATGAGTGGTCCAGCAATAATGCAGGTAATCATGCTGTCTTTGCCTGTGACTACCTCTGTGATAACCATGGTGGTGCTGCTTATATGTTACACAACTCCAACGGTACTCTGTATAAACTTGATCCAACTGCTTATCAGGATGATGGTACAAGTATCCTAGTAGAGCTACAAACTAACAAGTATGACATGGATACCTATAAACGTAAATTCTTGTCTAACTTTAAGATAGTAGGTGACAGGTATGAAGCAGGAAATTCTGTGGATGTTAAATGGACAGATGATGATTATGTAACATGGTCTAATACAAAGACTGTTAATTTGACAGACGACTTTCCCAACTTTGCTAGAGGTGGTGCATTTAGACGTAGGGCTTTCAATATCAGAAACGCCCTTAACTATCAACTACGCTTGGAATCATTTGAGGTTACTTATTATGAAGGGGATCATTAATGGCCTCTGGACTTCCACCACCCCCAGTTAATGATAAGCCGGGGAGCTTTACTTGGTTAGAGTGGTATCGCCAACTGCGTAACTATGTCTCTACATCAGGTTCAGTTCCTTGGTATATCATTAACTTCTCAGGGTCGAACATTACAGATATTGCCTCCCGCGCACATGCTAATTTGCAGAACCTACAAGGGGGCACTACTGGTGAGATGTATCACCTCACTGATGCTGAATATACTGCTTTACCGACTAACGGTACATGGACTCCTACCTTTACTAACCTAACAGTTGTTAATGGTACAGGCGGGGCTACATATGCCGGTAGGTATACACAGATAGGTAGTATCGTTTATTACACGATTACTATTACTTGCACTGGAACAGCAACAACAGCAAGCACAGCAGGGACAACTTATTGTACTCTACCTGTTGCAGCTACATATAATGATACATGCGCTACAGCAAACAGTACAACCAATGTTGGTATAGGTACTGGTGTCTTAGATGCAACAAACGATAGGTGCTATCCAAATACATGGGTAGCCACGGGTAATACAATAACAATTTCAGGAAAGTACGAGGTTTGATATGGGTTGGGACGATAACAACTATGACTACATGAGTGAGGATTCAAGTAGTGGTTACACATCAGATGAAGGCATGGACTTTGGTCCAAATCAAGATCAAGGAGTTAATTGGGACTTTGGTCAGACACCGGATACATCTTGGAATCAATGGCAGGATCAAATGCAAAACCCCGATATGTATCAACCTTGGCAACAAGAACAACTACCGGGATATGATGCAGGTAATCAGAACTTCCTAGGTGGCGCTGCAGCTACTAATTTAACACAGCAACAACCCGGTGCCGGAACACAAGACTTCCTAGGTAGGCTGTTCTCTAATCCATCTCTGATGGCTAAGGGTATTGGTGCTTTGTTTGAAGGTAGTCAGAACAAGAAGCGTCAGGGTGATCTTAATAGTATTGCACAACGCGCTGGCTTTGATCCATTCGGTTCTCAGCGTCCTGTTTATCAGCAAGCGCTGCAAAGTACAATGAATGATCCGTATAACCAACCAATGGTTAAGGCTCAGATTGATAATGTACAACGCATGCAGAACATTAAGGATGCGGCTGCCGGTCGCCGTAGTAATCAGCTATCCTCTGCTCCGGGTGTGATGGCCCAACAGGCTGCTATCGCTCAGAATTATTTCAATAGTCTGCAAGGACCTGCTGGTGCTAACATCAGTCCAAACTCCAGTGGCCTAGCCTCTATCCTGAATCAAGCCTCACAAGCAGGGACTAATGGGTATATTTCACCTCTCCTATCAGTTCTAGGTAATACTACTCGTGGTGCAGAGACAAGTGACAGTAAGCAAGCAGCAATTGATGCTATTATGAAACTATACGGAAAGGCTTAAAATGAATCCAATCTCAACTGGGTATAAGCCTGAGTATGGATTGGGTGCAGTCTATCAGGGTATTAATGCTGCTGATTCAGAAGCACTTAATCAAGAAGAGATTATTAAGGCCTACCTAGCTAATCAACGTGAACAACAAATGCAACCACTGGATGTACAAACCAAACAGTGGGATGCAGCCTCTGCTCAGGACAAGTTAAACAATCCACAATATCGCAAGATGGCCTTGGATGGCTTTATTGGGCAGATGCAATCACAGGCTGCTGCTGGTGAGACTGCCCAATTGCTTGCACCCTTTAAGCGCCAGACAGAGCAAGCTCAGTTAGGCTATGATAAGGGTAAGCTGGATGTTCTGCGCACAATTCAGGATATTGATAGCAAGCTTCGCTCTGGTGGTGGTACTGATGAGCAAGGTAATGTGGTTCCCTTCTCCCCACAAGATAGGGCAACTATGGAGCAACTACGCCAGAGATATATTGCTGATCTTGGTTCTACCCCTGAGTTTTGGCAGAAAGATAAACTACAGACAGATCGCAATGAGTCTAACGAATACATTGCACAAATTAAAGCACAGGCTGCACAGAAACAATTACAAGAGCCTAAGTATAAAGAACAACTAGCACAGGCTATTCAAATCCTTGCTGATCCTAACAAGGATGCTGAAGCTAAACAACGTGCACAAAAGTTTATTGAGTATGATGCATATCTCAAACAGGTAGCTAATCCACGTAGTTTCACACCCACTATAGATATGCAAGGTATGGGCGTTCCTATGAACCCTGCACCTGTTAATGCTGCACCTGCTCAAATGCCTACACCTAATGGTGCTCAACCTGCAGCACCTAAAGGTAACACAACAATCAAATATGACAATAAAGGGAATCGGATTCCATGAGTAAATTTGCAGAACTCCCAGATGGGACTAAACTAGAATTTCCTGACGACACTCAGGATGATATTATTGATGGAGTAGTAAAGAAACATCTAGGGATTTCTGCTAAACCTACGAGTCTGGCAGATCAGATTCCCGGTCTTTTACCAGAGGGGGCACCGGCACCGGCACCAGATATGTCTTGGAAGCATTTGGTTGCCCCACTCGAAGCTGGCCTATCTGTTGGTACTGGCCTTATTGGTGGTTCTATTGGTACTGCTGTAGGCTCTGCTCAGGACGTTATGGACGGTACATTCAATACTAAAGGTCCGGGGCCAAAGGCACAGCAATATGCAGAAGCCCTCACCTATGAACCAAGACTAGATGAAAGTAAGCCCCTAACTGAGAAAGCTAATAAGTTCTTAATGGAAGCGGCTGGTCCTCTTGCATCTGTTATGCCGCAGCTTGAAGCTGGTGGTGTTTTCCGTGGGATGAAGAAGGACTTTAACAGGGGTAAAGCTAGGGTAGCAGAAGAAGCTCAACTCCTTGAAGCTATCAAGAAACAACAGGAACAGAAGGCTGCTACAACCCCTGTAGAACCTACTGGTGAGCTTATTGGCGCACAATATGGTGGTCGTCAGGCTAAGCCTTGGGATACTCCTGCTGAGACTGTACCAAAATCCCCACTGGAACTTGAGTTAGTCCCACAAGGTGAGCGCGGATTGTTTGGTGATAATCCCCGTGCTACCCCACAAGAAGCCCTTAAAACCAACCACACCAATCCAACTATTGACTTCCCACTACGTCAGGAGGTATTAGAACAGCCAGAGATTAAGGCTGCTATTGATAACTTCAGACAACAGGCTGCAGAGCTTGAGCAGGTAGCTAACAACGCTATTAGTGAGAAAGTGCGTGAGAATGCTCGCACACAACTGACAGCTCTACAGGAAGAGTTTGGTCGTGGTATGGAACAGATGGGTATCCTACAACCTAGTGATGCCTATGGGCGTGGCCTCTATGAAGCGCGTGGGGAGAATACAACTGGAGCTGTCCAGCATACCTTCAATCCGAAGGGACAAGAAGGTG